CTGCGACATGTACTTGCTCGTCATGATCGAGAACAACATCTGGCGAGCGGAGAACCCCTGCCGATCGATGAAGATGAGCGCATCTCCGGCCACCTCCGCTGCGATGTGCGAGTTTGAACCCCATTTCGACTGCCGCCGCGCCGAGATCGAAGTCGGCCCCAGCGCCTGCGTGGCGTCGCTCGACGCGATGGCCCACTCCGCGCTTTCGAGCCCGGCGAAAAGGCCGTCCTGAGCGGCCAACCACACCCCGATGCCGTCACCCGCGGCGTCCAAGTCGAAGGCCATGCCCTCGTCGGCGAGCGATTCGCCCAAGTCCCAATTCTCGATGTCCCCGATCTTGGTCCCCCAGACGCGTTGCGGCTCGTAGGTGGTGAACCCGCAGAAGACGCGCTGCTGAAACGTCGTGATCGCCCGCGGGTACCCACGCACCGCCGACCACGCGCCCTCGCTCCAGAACTCCGTGGGCCAGCCGTCCGCGCTCCAGTTGGACGGGTCTGCCGAGGGGTCCGTGGCGCTGCTCACGTCCGCGATGCAAACGTAGTTGATGCCGTCGAACCCCACGCGGTCGCCCACGAAGTAGTCCTGACCGGAGACCCACGCGTTCGCCACCGGGAGCTGCGTTATGACCTGCGCCGTCGCGGAGTACGCCGTAGTCACGTGCGTGATCTTGACCACGCCGTAAAGGAATCCGTCCACCGCCTCCAGCACCACGCGGGGGTCGGTCGCGCCGGGGGCCACCGGCACCGCGACGTTGTTGATCACAAGCTTCATCAACGTCGAAACCGAAGCTCGCCCCGAGATGTTCGCGTTCCGGTCGCTCCGCCCCGAAATCACCCGGAGTTTGCGCCACGTCAACCCGCCGTCCTGCGACCCTTGCACCTCGATGTTGGCCGACCAAACCCCGTAGGTCCGCACCTCCCAATCGCCGTAAACGGTGATGGTGGCCGACTCGCCCGCGGCGAATCCCGTGGCGGCCACGCCGTCGTACTCGACGAACGCCGAGGGGCGCAGATTGGCCAGTTCCCAGTAGGAACCGACGTGCCCCGATTGGAAAACGGTGAAGACCTTCCATAAACCGCTCGCCAGGTCCGGCCCGAACGTCCCTCCGGAGATGTGCGGCTCCTGCGCTTGGTAGAACGTCAGCGGGGCCACGTTCACCACGTCTCCGCGCTCGTAGAAGGTGGCCGCCGCCCACGCCGGTGCGGCGCACGTCAACGTCGTCGTTCCGGTCGTGGCCGAAGACGCGATGGTGACGTTGGTCGCGTTCTGGTCGAGGAGCGGCGGCACCATCTCCACCACCTCTTTCATCGTCCAACTCTCGTTGGTGATGCGCGTCAGAACCCAGCGCGGGTGGTCCTTGTGGACGACATAAACCACGTCGTTGATTTGCGCGAACTGGAGCTGAAACACCTCCGTCAGCCGCTTGTCGCCCCCCGCCGCCACGAGGTCCGCGGTGTACGGCGTGTAAAGCTCAAGGATCGACTGCTGGACCCAACTCGCCGGATCGGAGGGCGGCGGCGTGGCCGAGAGCGAAACGTCCGCGATGCACCGATAGAACTGCCCGGAATAAGTCACGTAATCGTTGACGTGATACACCGCCGAACCCGAAGACCAGGCGGGCGCGCTCGTCACCTGCACCTGCGCCCCGTTGGAATAAAAGCGCACGTAGTGGTTTCCCCACTCCAGCATGAACGTGGTCTCGGGCGAGAAGACGAACCGCTTGAGCCGCGCGCACAGGTTCGCGTCGTCCGAATATTTCGTGCTCGCGATGTACTGCGTGCCCGGCCTGCGCGTGCATGGCCCCGTCTTCAGGCACATCATGTTCAGGAGCGAGAGGCACATGCTCCGGTACTTCGCCTGATCGACGCGCGCCGTTAGCGTCTGCGCGACCTGGCCCCCGTTGAAGCTGACCAGCGATGTGATCGACTTGGACATCAGCCGTTGGTGCCCCGGAAGCGCGACCGAAGGAAGTTGGATTCACGCGTCGGGTCGTAGCGGTAGAACTTGCGCTCGCCCGCGTCCTTCACGAGCGCCGCGGGCAGCGCATCCGTCGCGTACCGTTGGCGCAAGACCGCGGCCATGCGCCCGTCGTCGGCCCGCAGCGGCGTCGCGATCTTCGACGCGAGAAAAACCGCCACGGCGTCCACGAAGTGGGGATCAAAGAGAGTGGTGTCCTGAATCAACGCCGTGTATTTGACGTTCGCGTAAGGCGTGTTGCAGAAGAGCGCCCGGACGTTCGATTTCGATTCGTCGGGGTTGGCGGTCTGATAGACGAAGATCTCATAAAGGTCGCCGACGCCGCGCTGGCTCGTGCCGTAACCGCCCCAGACGAGGTTGCCGTTCAGCTCCGTGAGCAGGATGTAATCCTCCGGGACGACGAAGCCGAAGTCCCACTCGTACCCCAGCGCGCCAGCCGGTCCCATGAACGCCCCCGTCGCGGGCTGGTACATCTGCACCCAATACCCCGCCGTCAGGTCGTTGATGAAGTTGTTCGACGAGGTGTAAGCCTGCGTGCAGTAGTAAACGGCCTCCGAGTAGGTCACGAGCGTTCCGCCCGCGTAAGCCGTGTTCGCCAGCCAGTACGGCGGCCACGAGGTTGGCTGACCGCAAGACCACCCGATCGAAGTGCCGAACGACGAGGATTCAGGGAGCGCCAGTTGCGTGAGCGTCTGCCGCCGCTGGAGGCAATTCCAGCTGTGCTCGCGCGCCACCTTGGCGACCGAGGCCCAGAAGTTCCGCGCGCAGAGTTGAGCCGCCACCGACTCCGTGTCGTCAATATCGGCGATCGGATTTTGGCCCACTTCGGCCAGCGCCAGATTCGCGATGTCAGTCTGACTGTTGGGGACGAATCCGGGCATCTCAGCGCGAGGGGTTGAGCCGTCCGGCGTTCTCCCGCGCGCCCGCGTTGTGCGGGGCGGAATGCAAGAACGGAATCGGAGCCGCCGCCCGCTTCCCCGCGCCCGCGAACTTCCGCCCGCTCTTCAACGGGTGGGCCTTCGGCGCGTTCTGAGGCATGGCGTTGGCGGGATTCATCGGCGAGTTCGGTTTTAACGAAAGTCCCGAGGGCAGGTGTCCCACCCTCGGGGTTTGCCCCTTGTTAGGAGCGAATCTAGCAACAACCCCGGAGCGCGGAATGGAGAAGAGCCGCGCCCCGGAAGTCGGTACGCTTTAGTCCAAGAACGTGCCTTGGATGCGGAACACCAGCTTGCGCCCGGCGGTGAGCGTGCTGACGGTGGCGAAGGTCGCCAACAGCCAGCACCAGTCGTCGCCGATTTCCTGCGGCGGGGCGTTGGTGATCAACTCCGTGCCGCCCGAGAACGCGACCGGCGTGGTCGTCGTCTGGGCCTGGACGTTGACCGCCGCCGAATAGCGGGCCGGATCGTAGGAACCCGTCGCGCCCTTCGTGTCCGTGTCGCCGATCGAGCAGGTGAGCGTCGTGCCCGCCGTGCCGCCGACCGTGGCGATGGACCCGTTGGTGGGCGAAATCAGCGCGCCCTTCGGCACGCGCGCGATGTAAACCGCGTCGTTCGCCGCCTCGTTGCCGGTGATGGTGTAGGTTGCCACGATGGCCTTGAGCCGCCCCGAGCTGAAATTCGGGTCGAGCAGGCTGGCCAGGGTGTTCGCGCCGCCCGCTTGGACGGTGGCGATGTCGGTGTAACCGATGGTTGCGGGAGCTGCCATGTGCGTTTGTCCTTTTGTTTAGGAGGTTGCGTTTTGGTTTGGTGGCTCGCGCGGGTTACACGCTCTCGTCACACGCGACGGTGCCGACTCCGGCCTCTTCCGTCCGGGTGAAGTCGAGCAGCATCACGGTGCGGATCTGCAACGCGTGCTGGTTCTGCGGCAGGATGTCCACGTGCGTCCGGCGTTCGACGCCGATGCCCATGGCGACCGTGCGCTTCTGCCAGAAAACGTTGGTGCGGACGCCCGCCGTCGTGACCGGGAGCAGTTGCGTAAGGCGGAACTCGAAACCGAGGAACCGCTGGAGCTTGCCGTCGATCAGCGCCTTCACGTCGTTGTACAGGTAGTTGGCCACCTGGTCCACGTTCGTTAGGAGGTTGTTCAACTGCTTCGCCGCATAGGCGAAATAGCGGTCGCCCTGCGGGACTTCGTTCGTGTCGAGCACGTACTGCGCCTGCGTCATCTTGGCGAGCGTGAGCCCGATGTTGACGCCGCCGTTCTTGAACGAGACGGCGATCTGGTTCGCCGACGCGAGCGTGGCGGTTTGCACGCCGGTCGCCCCGATGTAGTTCGTGCCGATGAGCCCGTTGATCTGCACGATGTCCATGTTGCGGTTCGCCGTGGTGGCGTGCGTCTGGACGGCGGGCATCTGCGGGTCGGGCAGCGCGCCGAGCGCCACCGGATCGAACTCGTCGAAGATCGTGACCTTCTCGTAGGGGCGCGGGCGGAGCCAACGCTGGAAGGTCGGGATGTCGCTGGGGCGGGAGACGCCCGCGCGCTCGGTCTTTTCGCGCATCGCATCGGTCTGCGAGCCGAACAAATCCATCCGGAAATCTTTTCCGGAGATGCTCTTGCTCATGTAGGTGCCAGCGAGACGCTGGTCGAGCTGTTGCGCCACGGTCTGGTTCCATACGTCCTCGAAGGTCGTTTGGAAGTCGTTGACCAGTGACGGCCACACTTGGCCTGTTGCCATGGTAGTGAAAGGGAAACGAGGTTACTGAACGGGTGAGCCTCGCGGCGGCTCTGCCGAGTCCAGCGTCGGAGGGTGTCCCGTGGGGGCCTCGCTTCCCGGACTTCGCCTCCCGTCAGCGGTTAGGGCTGGTGTCCAGCGTGTCCTCGGGCTTCCGGTCGATGGGATGGGGCATAAGCCCACCCACGCCCTAGTCAAGTTTTACTATTCGGCAATGGGGCGCCAAAGCGCCGGATACCTCGCCTCTCGTTATACGGAGTGCCTTCCAACGCAGCTTTCCCCCTCGGCGGGGTGAGCTGCGTCCGTTTTGCCTACATCATTACCGGATTACCTCCCGAACGGTCCGCGTTGCCGACCAATCCAAACTTTCCGTATACGAAAAAGGCCCGACCGCCCTTGAGGGAGCGAGTCGGGCCCGATGTGCGAAACCGAATGCCGTTCAACCGACCGGCGCGGAAACGTCCTCGATAGTCAGGTTCAGATGGCGCTCACGCGTGGCGAAGCAAAGCGCGCCATTCAGGCGGAACTTCAATTCGCCTTCCACGAAGCGCGGGCAGAACACGAACTGGCCGACCTTCAATTCGGTTGCGATGAACGCGGTCGAGTAGATGCCGTGCGAGTTCGGGTGGTAGCCCGGCCCGACGGCCACCACCTCGCAGCGGCGGTAGTCCTGTACGTTCTCGGGGAGCAGAATCCCGCCGCGCACGCGGTCCTTCGGGTTCTCCTCCTCCGGCTTGAGCACCACCCAGTCCTGCAACGGGCGGAACTCGCCCTTGATCTCGTGCGCGTGGAACATGGGCTCAAGCCTCCACCTTCTCGCCGCGCGTCAACTGCCCGTTCTGGCGCATCAGCTTGTGGTAGGCGTCCACCGCCGCCTTGTGGTTCGGGTGCTCCGAGTTGTGGAACGCCGCGTTCAGCGGGTTCGTCGTATCGCTAAGGATCGATTGCGCCTGCTGCCGGTAGTTCGGCGGGGCTCCGCCCGGGGCGTTCTGGGGCGACAGCTTGTCCTCCGCGATGGCCTTCGCCACCCAGATGGCCGCGCGCCGAACCTCCGCGTTCTTGAAGAGGTCCGACTTCACGTCGAAGCCCATCGTCTCGGCCCCGCGCGTCGCCAACTCAAGCGCCTTCTCGGGCGTGAGGTTGAGCTTGCGCGCCTCCGCGGCGAAGGACTCGTCCTGCTTCTTGAAGAAGTCGGCCTCGATTTGCCTCCCCTTGTCCAGCTCGCCGCGGGTCAGCTTGATTTGCAGCCCGATCAACTCCTTCACCGCTTCTGGCGAGAGCGAATGCTTGTGCGCGATGGCCGACATCTCGTCCGCCCCCGCTTGGTTCCAGAACTGCTCCGGGAAGTCCTGCGGGCGCGCGAGACCGTACCCCTTCGGGTCTTTCGGCACGTTGAGCACGCCGTCGAGCAGAGCCTTGCGCTCCGCCTTCGCGCTGTCCGGCGCGTTCGGTTCGAGCGGGGCGAGCGCCTTGCGGGACGCCACGATGTTCGCGTTGTTCGCCCCGATGATGGCCGCGCCCACGTTCTCGTACTTCCCGAGCCAGTCTTTCGCGGGCTTGAGGTCGTCGGGGAGCTTG